TGGCCTGGAAACCGTCGCCCCGAGTGCGAGCCTTTCTTGCCGCCTATGCGGAATGCGCGGACATTACCGCATCGGCAAAAGCGGCGGGGATCGATCGCTCGGCGCATTATCGGCTTTTAGAGCGAACCCCGGAATACGAAGCCGCTTTTCGGCAGGCAAGACAAGAGATCGGGGACAGGCTGATCGCGCTGGCCCATGAGCGGGTCTTCATCGGTACGCGGAAATTAATCCTCTACCATGGCAAGCCCGTCATGGTCCAGCGCGATCCGTCGAAACCTTACGGCAAGAAAGTAAACCCCAAAGTGCCTCACTACGAATACGAGGTCTCCGAAGGGTTACACTTGGCGCTATTGAAGGCGCTCAAGCCGGAATTGTTCCGCGACCGCCTGTCGGCGGAACTGACGGGGAAGGATGGCGGCCCCATCGATCAGAAACTCGAAATCGTGTTCGTGAAGTCGCCGGCGAACGCAGGGGAGTGAGGCGGAAAGATGAAAACTAAAACGGATCAGCACGAAGCGTCGCGATTTAAGCATATCGAACAACGTCTCGATATAATTGAGCGTTCCCTCAATGTCGGTAGACCGCCAGAACCAAAGAAAGAATTTAAATTCGGCGAATTGCCCGATGGTACCCAGTTCTACCTGGCTGCTTCTCCCTACGATTCGATCTATCGCGGCGATAAGTTCTTCAAAATCACGGCAGTCGAGGATGCGGGGTCGGCGCTTTTAAACGCCATCAACCTCAACACTGCGGGCGCCGCGCACATAGATTGGGCAACCCCGTGCTTCCTGCCCGTAACGATTCAAGGATGAAAGCTGAGTTTCCCGAGATCCTCTCCCCGCTATTCGAACCGCACCGCAACAAGATCGTCTACGGAGGGCGAGGCGGCCTGAAATCCTGGCAGTTCGCCAGAGCGCTCTTGATCTTGGGAGCCAGGCAATACGAGCGCGTGGTGTGCGTCCGAGAGACGCAGGATTCCATCGAGGAATCGGTCCATCACCTCCTGGAACAGCAAATCGCGGCGATGGGCATGCAGGATCAATACGAGGTCCAGCAGAAGCGCATTGTCGGCCCTTACTGGGAAGGCTTTGGCCATAGCGAGTTCATTTTCGGCGGCTTGCGGTACAACGTCCACAACCTGAAGTCGCTGGAAGGTGCCACCCGTTGTTGGGTGGAAGAGGCGGAATCGGTTTCGGAGCATTCCTGGCAGACGCTTCTCCCTACGATTCGATGGGAAGACAAGGAGTTGGGGCGTAAATCCGAGGTCTGGGTATCGTTCAATCCGCAACTCCAGACCGATCCAACGTACAAGCGCTGGATCCTGAACCCTCCCCCGGATACCTGGCTGCTGAAGACCTCGTGGCGAGACAATCCTTGGTTCCCCGAGGTCCTGATGGCCCTCAAGGAGCACGACAAGGCCACCGATTATGACGCCTATTTGCACGTCTGGGAGGGGGAATGCGTCCGCGCCCTCGCCGGCGCCATCTACGCCAAGGAGTATAAGCGGGCGGTTGCGGAGGGTCGCATTACGCAGGTTCCATACGATCGGAGTAAACCTGTCCACACGTACTGGGACCTGGGATTCGGCGACAAAACGGCAATCTGGTTCGCTCAGCAGGTGGGTGGGTGGTGGCAGTTCGTCGATTACCTCGAAAACCACGGAGAGCCGTTGAGCTGGTATGTCATCGAAATGCAGCGAAAAGGATACGTCCTCGGAACGTGCTTCCTCCCCCACGACGGGGTGGACGCCATGCTGCACTCGCGCCTCAGCCCGAACGATCGAACGAAATCGCCTGATCAAGTTTTACGCGGACTTGGGCTCCGAGTTGAAATCGCGCCTAAGCTCGCCATCACCACCGGGATTGACGCCACGCGCACAGTGTTCCCGCAGTGCCGCTTCGACGCCGAAAAGTGCCGGGAGGGTCTTTCCGCGCTGGAACATTACCAGTGGGGCGAAGTAGCCGCCACCGGCCAGGAGCGCACCAAGCCTCTGCACAATTGGGCCTCGCATGGCGCCGATGCGCTGAGAACCTTCGGGGTGAGCGCCAAGCCCGAGAAACGTCCAGTAGATCCGAAACCGAAACCGCATAGAGCGCCAGCGAGCGCATGGAGTTGAAATTGGCAAAACTGAAAGCATCGACCCGCAATTCCCTGCCGGCCTCCGTCTTCGGAGAGCCCAAGGAACGCAAGTATCCCATGCCCGACCGCGGCCATGCGGCCAACGCCAAGGCCAGAGCTACCCAGATGGTGAAGAAGGGCAAGCTGAGCCCCGGCGCCGCGGCGAAGATCCGCGCCAAGGCAGACCGGGTTTTAGGAGATTGCAGGTGACTCCCACGGAGCAAATCATTCCGGGCTTTGTGTTGCCGCAGCATGAACTAATCATCTATGCCAAGGATCAGCCTGAATATCAGCCGCTTCCGATGTGGAAGGGGCCTGACGGTCACCGGGTGAGTCGCTGGCGGCTGACCTGGAAGGAGCGAATTCAGTTACTGATCGGCGGAAGTATCTGGCTAAGCGTGTTGACCTTCAATCGACCCTTGCAGCCGGTCATGATGCATACGATCTGTCCGCTGAAGGGCAGCGCAATGCTAGACGAGAAAATCTAAAATGGCAAAACTGAGTGGATTACATATCAAGATCGGCCAGGCTGGGCACAGCGTGCGCCACGAGTTCGCGCCGTCCGTCACTAAAGGCTCGGGATCGAGTCTCGGCATGAGCCATACACCCGATGCCGAGCATAACTTCGGGCCCGGCGACAAGGAACAGCATCGCCTGATGACCCACATCGCCTCTGCCCTGGGCTTCAAGAAAGTGGCAGCCGAAGAGGGCAAAGAAGACAAGGCCATGGCGGTAAGCCCCAAGGAAGCCATGGCGGGCGATACCGAAATCGACGGCGGTGGCTATGGCGATTAGGACTCCCCAGGAAACCTCCGCCATTAACCGGATGCTCCAATCTCACGGATTGGGCAAGCTCGACGAGCCGGGCATGCTTCCCGCCCTCGGCTTCCTGGTTCAGGACCATGAGCACTTCCGTTCGCTCCTCGCCCGCTGCGAGCCGGAGAAGCGCGTGGATATGTACAACTGCCTGGCAGCCTACACCCGCTTCCCGGCCAAGCCGCTCGATGTCTATATGGCGGAGACTGCCGAGAAAGCAGAGCGCATGCAGCTCCCCACCGTGCAGGCGGATGGAAACTTCAAATTCGACCCAACGGTGACGCCGGAGTTTGGCGAACGCAAGGAAGACGTGGCCGCCGCAGTCGAGAAGGTAAAGGACATCCAGGGCGCCCAGTTCGGCGTCGATTCGGCTTTCGCCAAGCATCGTCTGATGTGCACCTGCCGCTCCTGCACGAAGCAGGCAGTCTTCATCGGCGACACCAAAGACGATTGCGTGTGGAATGCCATCTGGGCCGGCTGGGTGCATTACTTCAACGCCAACGGCAAGGCGGTGGACATCTGCCCGAATTGCCCCGCAATTCGCAGCTCGGCAATTCGCAAAACCATACCCGATAACTGAAAATGAAGCGTATCCTCCCCTTGCTGTTGTTGGCTTGCCTGAGTTCCCTCGCTCAGGACCTGAACGATTATGGCCAGTATTCCGCCGGCACGATCACCGCGGCCAATGCCGCGTGCACAGCCACGGCGTGCGTCTATCTGGCCATGCCGCTGAACGCCTCCGCGGCTACCGCCGTATTGAGCGGGACCTTTTCCGCAACGGTGCAATTCGAGGCCAGCGTAGACGGCCTGGGGTGGAACTCCATCGGGGTGGGCAGCGCCACGTCGGCAGGATCGTATACCTTCTCCCTCACGGGGCAGCGGGTCATCCGCGCTCGTTGTTCCGCGTTCACCAGCGGATCCATGGGGGTTTCGTGGGGCGCAACTGTCGGAGCAAGCGGAGGCGGGGGAGTCTCTACCGCGGCCCAAGTGGTAAACCTCTTCACCGGATGCTCGGGGACTCAGTATTTAGGCGCGGACGGGGCATGTCACACGGCCAGCGGCGGCGCCGGCTCGAACGCCGCTTATACGACCGTCACCTATTCCGCTACTCCCACTTTTACGGTGACGGCCAGCAGCACTCCGCAGATATTCAAAATCACGCTCACTGGCAATGTCACTTCCTCCACCCTTGCCACATCGAGCGCGACTGCTGGCCAGCAGATCGGATTGCAGATCGTACAAGGTTCCGGGCCATACACCTTTGCCTACCCATCGAACTTCATCGGAGCGACACCGATCAGCACGGCCAACGGAGTTCTGACGACGTGCATTGGCGTCTTCGATGGAACGAACGTCACCAATCCAGTCTGCACCACCAATGACGCCTGGCATGGAATCAACCTGACGGCGACTGTCTTCTCTACCTTACGCTCGGACGTCTCAACCGGTTCCACCGCTTGGAT